TGACCCACGGACTGTTGACAATGATTTTCGTCTCTTTGTTGGCACTCGTAAATTTTGTCGTAATCCGAGTAATACCTCCCTTACCTTTGACTGCGTTCTGTATCTTCTCGGCAATTCTGCCACCAGCAGAATTACTCTCAAAGCGGCACATTTGAACCTTGTTCTTTGTGAGTACGATTACCAGCCTTGCGTCAACAACATTCGGCAGACCATTATCACATACGCAGTCCTCAATGTAATAATCCTGTCCGTAGACACACGCCACCGGGAGGAAAGCGTAGTCCGTTCCTTTATCCTTCGTATCGCAGATACCGATAATTGCGTCCGGGTCTCCCTCCGGGAGATAGAAGTACCTACGCAATTCGTCAATGTCATAGAGCAGACCCTCACGCTCGATAGGCTGGTTCATAAACAGGGCTTTGAAAGACGCTTCATCGAGATTCATTCTCATGTCCTCGAAATACTGTCTGTCAAATCCAACACCGTAGGTATAATCAAAATTGCTCTCACCGTTATCATCGAGAGCCGGGAGGACAACAAACTTCGCCCTCGGGTCTCCTCCGTACTGTTGTTCAAGCCGACCGATTACATCGTGAACAGACCACCTCGTAGCAATATGGATTTCCTTCGCACCCATTTTCTTACGAGACTTCAAATCATTGGTGTATGTAGTCCACAGCTTATCCAGTCGCTCCTTGCTCATAGCTTCCTCAATGCCCGAGCATAAATCGTCCGCATAGAGGATTTTGTCACATCGGGTCGCACCTGTGAGGGAAGCGTTGATTGCACGACAGGTGAGGGTAGAGAAGCGGTGTTTTTTGTTAAGGTCGATTGTCTCCTCCTTTGAGTTCGTGGACGCAAGCTGTACACCGGGGAACACATCAGCCCACAGGTACTCGCTGTCGGTGATAATCTGATAGACCCCATCGTAAAAGCTCCGGGTCAGCATACCCGAGTGAGCAGAAGCGAGAGACTGTGAATCCGGGTATCTCCCCATGACCCACGACAGGAAGAAAATACCGAGGGTACTCTTGCCAGTACCGGGCGGCATAGAGATTGTCAGCAAGTCCAGCTTATCGTCAATCATATCTTGCATAGCCTGTACGATAGGAGCGAGAACCTTCCGTCTCGGCACATAAAACTTCTTCGCTGGCTCTCTGTTCCATTCGACATAGAGCAGAAAGCTCTCAAAGTCCAGCGGAGCGGCAGTAAGCAGAACCCTCTTGTGAAGCATGAACAGGGAGCGAAGCTCCTTGTCTGTTTCAGACTGCGGAATCCGATTCTCGATAACATCTGATAGCTTTTTCAGATACTCCACGGATAGGGGAATGTCTGTCTTCTGTGTCTCGAGACAGATATGGTACAAATCCTCATAGGCTTGTATATCACCCGGGGTCTTTTTAATTTTATATAAAATCTTATTTAATAAATCCTTCATTTCAAATCTCCTTTCGAGGTCTACCGTTAGGTAAGCGAATTGTCGTGAGAGCTTCTTTAGGTGTCATTTTCTTACGAGCAATTCGATAGGAAACTGTTTGATACGATAAATTGTATTGTTTGCACCATTCCAACGCAGATTTTTGTACTCCATCAATTTCCCACTCGACCTTACACTTTCGAGGAGGGTGAGATTTATTCAAATTTTGTTCTCGAATGGTAGCCCATCTACAATTTTCAGATGAATACCCTTTTGAATTATCGCACCTGTCTAAAGTCAGATTATCGCAATATCCATTTTGTATTGCCCAATCATAGAAGGAAAGAAAGTCATTACGCCATTCATCGCAAACAGTAATTCCTTTTTGACCATAATTCTTATAACTTACATGATTCTTTCTATAACAGCGAGCGTTCATACCTTCCCATATTCGATATAATCTGGTATGCGACAATCCATGTTTCAAATTCATATAAATACCTCCTGTAAACAGAAAAAGGGTGCGTTACCGTTCAGAGACTTAACTCTGTGCGATAACGCACCCTTCATAAAAATAATTTATTTTTCAACTGTAATCAAATCCGTTTCGACCAGCTTCTCCATATTCTCGTCATAAGCAGTCAGAACAAATTCGACCTGTTCCTGTGGCTCACCGTTCAATATCCACGACTGGGTGAACTTCTTTCCCGGTCGCATTGTTGCCGGAGTGCCGCTGGTGAATGTCACCATTTCATCGTCCACGGAAGAATCCGAGGGGTAGACCGTGATTGTTTGGTCTGCCTTATTTTCCAGCTCCACGACAAAACACCAATATCCGAAGCTGTCCGAGAACCCCAGCGAGGTTGCCTTAAAAACCTCGTCCTCATAAATGACCGTTTCCTCTGTCTGCGTCTCCTCGGTAGAGACTGGTGTTTCCGTATCCTCCATATCAGACCCCGGACTTAATACAACGCATATCCCGAGTATCATCAGACAGACGATAAAGCCTATCAGATACCCGATATAGGAGCGGCTGTGCCTTGCTCCTTCAATGACAGCAAATGCGAATAAAATAATACCAACAATAATTGTTATGCCAGCTACGACAGCAATCATAAGCTCACCTCCAAAATCGGCTGGTGTACTCCCTGTACCCAACCCATATCACCATATTTGTACATTCCTTCGTAGAACTTCCTGTTTGAGAGAATCCCCCGGACTGTGGAAATCTGAAACCGCTTGCCCTTCCGGGTGCGGTAGCCCTTATCGTACAGCACCTCGCAAATATCCGTCAGCGATGTACCTTTTTGGTCGTGTTCCGTAAACACCAGCTCCACAATCGGCTTCTCCTCGGGGTTTATTATGAGCCGCCCATCGCTCACACCATACCCATAGGGTTTGTTTCCTCCCGAGTAGCCGCCACACCTCGCTTTGAGTGACCGCCCCTTGCCTGTACGGAGGGCGATGTTCTTCCGTTCCTGTTCCGCAACAAACATCAGTAGAGAGCGGTATATGTTGGCAAAATCGTCACCTTCCGAGAAATGCTCCTCGGTAGACAAAAGAGACACATTCCGCTTTTCCAGCGTGTAGAAGTAGTAGAAGTACAGCTTCGTGTCACGAGCTACCCGGTCATTCTTAAAGACAATCACCGCTTCGTGTTCCGGGAGCTGGTCGGGCTGGTAGAGAATCTTGTCAAGCTCCGGGCGGTTGTCCTTCGCACCGCTGATTGTGTCGGTGAGCCATTCAGAGATTTCATAACCGTTTTCCGTGGCGTATGCGTTGATTGCCTGTCGCTGGGTCTCAATACCGTATTTATCGTCCGCTGATTGCTCCTCGGTAGACACACGGATATAACCAATCGCATTTTTCACGAGATAATCACCTCCATTTATCCAAAAAGGATAACTTTTAATACAAATCACACCTCTTGAAGTAGTAAAAGTAGTTGTTCTTTGGTTTTTGCGTGTAACTTCCTCTATATACACGCATATATAGCAAAAGTTTACGCAAAATTCGATTTTGAACTACTTTTACTACTTCTCCCGGGGAACATAAGTCAGCTCAATGTCATATCCGAGTGCTTCCAGCATTTCAACGAAGGTCTTGTTGATGATACCGTCCTTCTTCTTGATGATACGATTCACATACTGACCTGTTGTACCAATGGTCTCACCGACCTGTTGCTGGGTCATATTGGCTTCAAGGCATTTCACCTTAACGTCCAGTTCGATATTGTTCTTAACCATGATTTTTCCTCCTTCATCGTTTGGGTTTGATAGTAGTATAGCACGAATGGTGGGGAATGTCAACACAAATAGGATAAATAATTATCTAAAATAAGGACTTTTTATTTTTTGAGAGTATTCAGCGTACTCCCTCGCCCGTGGGCGACGGCTCTGTTTCCCCCTCCGGGGGTATGCACCCGGCGGCGTTTAATCTTGAATACATTCTACACGAACCCGGAAACAGTAAACGCAACGCCCAACAACGCCCCTAAACGCCCGACAGAGCGACAAAAAGCCCGGGTATATAAAAGAATACGCCCGGACTATTAGAACGCCGCCACAACGCCGCCACGACAGCGACAGCACCAACACGCCGCCCGGCGTGGAGTGCATAAACGGAAAACAACCCCGGGTATATATCCCGGGGCTGTCTGTCTTATTTATTTCTTTTCAGTAACTCCGAAAAGAACACAAACGGAAAAACCAAAACACATATTAAAACCATACTTTATAACCTCCATTCTAGTAAAATCTAAACCACTTTTTTATATTCTTTTTGTTGAACTCTCTTTTGTTAGAACACGCATAGAGAAAACACCAACTATTAAAATCGGGGCTATAATACAACACCCTATATTTACTTTCAAATTCGTTACGCCTGTACAATGGATTATTAGCAAGCGTAAATGTTACGCCCTGTATAACAATATCGTTCATTGTTTCACCTCCATTTATGCAACTGTAAAACGCTTGTATTCTGTTTTAGAACTATAAGCGGCGTATATATCGGGTTTATCCTTTGCAAGTGCTTTACTATCGAACCGGGAACTAACAACGGTTTTATTTGTTGCTTTTGCCGCCCCTTCAATCATTGTTTCATTGTCACCCATTAAGGCTATAATATCGCTTTTCAAGCTGTCATTCATGGCGGTTAATTCTTCAATCATTCTTTTGTTTTCCCTGTATTCATTACATAATCTTTCAAATGTACTCATTTTTCAAACCTCCTCAAACTCTCATAATTTCATCAAGATAAAATCTAAGCGAACCTTTACGCAGATACGCACGCCCTGAGCTGGTATAATGAACCTTGTTTCGATGAAATCCCCAGCTTTTCCCCTCTGTGCCGCTCCATGCGGTTATAAAATCGGTGTCGGGGCTGTCCTCCTCTGTCGGTTCAAATACCAGCAACCCGAAGCAATTCGAGAGAACGACCGCACCACATGGGCGGCGGTCTCCATATGTTTTATATAACGCCTGTGTCATATTATGCCACCTCCTTTTCTACGCTGTAGAAATCACTGTGTTTTGTATGGTGTCTGCTCGTTTTATAACCGCACCGCTCCAAAATACCCCAAAAACACGAAACACCTACGCCGCCCTCGAAATAGGGTATTGCACCATATCCCGAACCATAACCGCATATATTACGATTATCACGCCCACAACACGCCGTTTTGCTTTCGTCCGTCAGACCAGCTCGCAACCCCTTTTCTTTCAAGGTGTACAGGATTTTTAAAACGCTGTCGCACTGATTAAAAGCGTCCGCAATGGCGGCAGATTCTTTATCATAACCGCAACCGCTCGCCGTTCCGGTATAATACCCGGTATTTGTGCGAACCTCTACTCTCGGATTATAACCCCATGTACGAGAGCGTACCCAATCGACAGAAATCGAAATAAATGCGAGGTCTGCCGCCTGTGCTACTCTGTCGAGCTTTGCGAGCTTTTCGGCGGTTTCTTTTTCGATTGCTTTCAAAGCTCTTTTTGTGGCAAGCTCCACCGCTTTTTCTCGGGTGATTTCTCCCCGGGTGTACTGTTTCCAGCGTGTTTCTGTGCTGTATTCTCTCAAACCTCTATCGCTGTCGGTGCGGTGTTCTTCGCTCCATGTCGGAAAATATCCGTTGAAGATATAGAAAGTAGTATTTTCTTTTTTGCTGTCGCTGTCCTCGGTTACTGTCTTTTTGATTTCTGTAAACTCTCTCATGGTGTTTTCCTCCTCAATTTCAATAATTGGCATACCTTTACGGCGTGCGGTTTCTACTTCGTACTCCTCGCACTCTCGAACCTCGACCCATTCATATTTTGAATAGTGAGCCTTGACAGCTTCGGCGGTTTCGGCGTGTGCAATGTTGGAGCAATAAACGGTTTCGGAATACTTGAAAGATACTGTAAAATATTTTTTCATGGTGTGAACCTCCTTAAAATAATCTTGTTTGTGTTGTTTCTTGTCTTGAACTGATTATATGATAATCCTTTTCGTGTTGTTTGTCAATACCTTTTTGATAATTTTTTAATCTTTTTTGTGTTAGCTGTCAATCTTGTTTGTGTTGTTTCCTTATAATAGGAAGAAACACGCCCGGAACACTCCACGCCGCCCGGAACACTCCACCCGGTACAATATAAGAACGCCGCCCCGGGAACGCTCCACCAGCTCCACCAGCTCCACCAGCTCCACCAGCTCCACCAGCTCCACCAGCTCCACCAGCTCCACCAGCTCCACGCCCGGCGGCGTATTGCTTTATTAGAGTAAAGCGGTAAAGCGGCAGAGCGGACAACACCCCGATTGTTAAGGAAATAACGATGAAATTTTGGCAATAAAAAGCCGCCCAGCCGGGGCAGAGCCGGAGGGCGGTTGATAGTCGAAAGTCGAAAGTCGCTCGGGAAAGTCGGGAAAGTCGAAAGTCGCTTAGTCGTTAGTCGTATCGTCTGATTGACTGTCAGAAAGTCGCTTCTGCTGGTCGGCGGCGATGTATCTCTCCCGGATTTCATCAGCGGAATAGTCGCTGTCCTGTTGCTGGTTTGGAGTGAGGACATACTCGGTCTTGTCTTGATAGCCGAAATTGTTCTTGCCGAGGAATATCCCGGTGACAGGGTTAACCTTGCCGTTGAGCATATACTGTTCCCACAAATTTTCCATCAAAAAGTACGCTTTTTTAATAAGGTCTGCCACGCTCGGCGGCAAACTTGCTTCATATCCCGAACCACCAGTAGGAGAATTTGTCTTAATAGCCCACAAGGTCTGTCTTGACACTCCCAAACTCATAGCCATTCCAGCTACCGTTGGTTTAGCGTCATTCTCATACTGAATCCGAAAATACTCCTCCAACCGTTCTTCCACCTGTTTCTCGTCTCGTATGTCAATCTTAGGCATTTTCATCAACTGCATTGATATAGCCAAAAACCGGGAGTTATCACCCGGCTCGAGATTGTACCCATTGTCACCAATGACAGGAGAGTTGCCGCCCCGGGGCTTTTTCTTAGTCTTCTTGGGTTTGACAGTCTCCTTAGTTTCTGCGACAGTCTCCTCGGAAACAGTCTCCTTAGATTGAGAAACAGTCTCCTTTGTGTTAGAAGTCTCCTCGCTCGGACTGTCTGCTAATAATTTTTCAATATCCATTTTCAGTCTCCTTTACTTATTATTCTTATTATCAGAAGTAGTAAAAGTAGTTAAAAATCAATTTTTACGGTAACTTTTAATAGATACGCGCGTTATAGGAGAAATTATAGGAAAAAACTGAATTTGAACTACTTCCACTACTTCAAAACAAAATCTCAAAAAGATAATTTTTCAATCCGATAAGTGCAAAATAACAAATGTCGTTTTCGATAATTTTTTAACACAAATCGGATAAGTAGCTCGAAAGTCGGGTGAAGTAGTAAAACGAATCGTTCAACTACTTCATACCCAAAATGTGCCTGTTGCTCCCGAAAGTCGAAAGTCGAAAAGATAGTTTTTCAATCTCAAACGGATAATTTCACAAATGTCGTTTTCGATAAAAAATCAATCCGTTTCGGATAAATTCACACTTCTATGACTGTAAACTTGTGTTTTGAAGCAGTAGACATTTTATATTCGCTTGCTGTACCGAGATATACCTCCATAGTTTTTCCGTTTATCTCCATAGTGCCTGTAATTTCTTTAGGCTCAAAAGAGATATGAAAATACATTCTCTCGCAAGAAGGTTTCCTTTAAGAAAGTCTTCGAGCTTCCTCATACACTCCGGGCAGAGGTCGTAGTCTTTACGACCCCAGTATTTCTTATTCAAATCCCGGTCAATCAAGTAAATAGCATTTGCTTTCTCGGACTTTTTGAAGATATTACTTCCTTCGTAATGCTCATAGAGCTGTCCGCACCTGTCGCATTTCATCGCTCTCATAACAATTCCTCCCTTAAAATTTTCGCCAGCTCCTTTGTGCCGACCGCTGTCAGATAAGTGTGTGGTAATTTCGCTGTGGAAACCTTAATTGCCCTGTCGTTGATACGCTCCATCAGTCGGCAAACCAGCTTCTCACCAGCAGAGGGAACACGGTCAATGTCTTCGAGAGTAACAATCTCACCGACATTTTCCTCCCGGTTCTCCTCGGTATCGTCAAGACAGATTTCATACAACAGGTCTGATACATAAATCAGTTTGCTCATTTTTCAGAACACCTCCCTAATTCCCGACAGTTACGATGATGCACCGTACCCAGTATTGGTCGTATTTTGCAATCTCGAGTTCCATACGCTTGTCAAATTCCTCGTCTGAAAGCTCGGGGTAATCATCAGCAAAGCAGTCTCGCATATCTTCCTCGAAATCGTCACGGTCGCAGTAGCATATCTTGTCATTACACGGTGCTACATAGTCGAGATATTCCCCGACCCTCGCCCTCACATCGGAACAGCTCATAGAGTAATATTCACCGTTGTTTGCGTCCTCGGTTGCGAACACGAGGAGTGGGAGACCGGGGTTCTGATATATCAGCCGCCGCAGTTCCTCCGCAGAGTTCAAAAGTCCTCTATTATCCTGTACCATTCTAAATCACCTCTTTCAGTTTTAATCCCCAGTAGATAACAAATCCGCTGGAAGTCGATTTCCTCTCGAACCACTCCGGGTGACGCTCCATTTCGGAGTTGAACTTCCGGGCAGAGAGGACATAAGCACCTTCGGATTTCGCCCACAGCTTGTACGCTTGATACAGGTCTTTTGCCCGGATAGTTACCTCGTCAGCCTTTTCACAGCGATTCTCTAAAAACTGCAATACGAGGTCATTGTCTCGCTCGTATTTGTTGACAACCTCTTTCAGACTGCCGCTCATAGTCAGCCCGGTTTTCTTATAGCGGATATACCCACGCACCAGCCACATAAAAATGCCGCTCATACTGGACTGCTCGCACAGCTCGTCTTTCAAGTGAGTGTCCTGTTCTGCCGGGGAGAAGTGGCGGTTAAATTCCACCACCTTGATACGCTCGGAAGCGAACAGGGATTTGTCAGTCACCATAGGTAAGTCGTTACAGGAAAGCCATAAGGTGAACTGCGGCTTGAATGTAATAGCCGACTGATACAACGCACGAGCGGAGATTTCCTCGCCGCCTGTGAGCTGTTTGATTTTCTCCTCGTCCAGCTTTCCGTATTCGTTGCTCTCTGACATTGTGACGAAGCGTTTACCCTTTAACCCGGCGAGGGTAGGGGAAGCGGCTTCTGCGTCCTTCTGACGGTCTCCCCGGCAAATCATACCGACAGGAGCTACCTTCGCATAGTCACCGAGCAAAGTCTCAATGGTATTGAGGAGAGTTGACTTTCCGTTTCGGGTAGTCTTACCGTGGAGAATGAACATACACTCCTCGTTGCTCATTCCCAACATCGAATAGCCTAAAGCTCTTTGAAGGAAGTCTGCCTTGTCCTTATCGCCCTGTGTCACCTCGTCAATGAATTTCTCCCAGCGTTCGCACTTAATATCCCGGGAAACGGTGTGCCGGAACGCTGTCTGCATTGTCAAGAAGTCCTCCCAGCTATGCTCCCGGAAAGAGTAATCCCGGAGGTCGTATGTACCATTCAGACAGTTTATGAGATAAGGGTCTGCGTCAAACTGTACTGCCGAGATACGAAGCTCCCCGGTAGCGTCCTTTAATATCCTGTCACGCATACGCCTGTCACCCATCTTATTGACAAAGCTCGTGTAGGACTTCCGCAAATCATCGTCCTCGATTTCACCACAATAGAGTATCATCAGCCGCACGAAGTCTTTTATCTTCTCGGACACGAGGATTGCTCCCTCGTCCTTACGCCACGCTCCTTCGTGATAAGTGTACCAGCTCTTATGCTCGGGGCAGTACCGGGCTTCCTGTGCGTAGAGCAGACCGAACAGGTTTGCCATTCCCATTTCAGACCACTCGAACCCGGAGCTGGTCTCGTCTGCCTTTTCGGGGTGATACTGCTTTATGAGATACATCTTCGAGGATAAGTCCTCGTCCATAATCACTCGTCCATTGTGGAGTGTAAATAATTCTTGCACCTACATCACCTCGCTACTACAGCAACGGCACACTTCTGATTTTTCTCAATCCACCACGCACACTGTTCTTCCAAACAGTAAACAGGCTGTGTACCGATGTTCACTTTATTGTTTTCCTCTACCACGGTGTTAGTCGTGAGCAGAGGACAGATAATCTCTTTCATAATGCAACCCTCCCTACAATTCTTTCGATATTCGCAACAGCATATCCCTCATAACGGTAATACGCCGCTTTATGTTTTCCTTGCTGTCTTGTCTTTCGATGTTATATCCCGGATTTACATATCCGCTTTCTTGCTTGGCGGTTTCGTAGGTATCAAGACTTTCCGCAAGTCCGTCTGCCATAATGGAAACCGCCGTTGCTATATCTGATTTCTTCATCGCTTATACCTCGTAACTGAATTTGTGATAGTCTGTAACTCGTACTTATCCAGCGGAGGGTCACAGGCTGTTGTGTTGGCATACAGAAGTTCGTCATAAATCTGCTTCTTGCTGTACCCGAGGTTGTGGAGCATACCAGCGAGAGAGGTCAGACAAATGTTTCTACTCCCATCGGGTATTCTCGGATAGACAGGACGGAGCTTTACTCGTCCATCTACAATCGGATTTTCCCAAATCGGACAGTAAATCTTATCTCTGCCGACTACGATATGCTCTTTTTCCTCACGGCTTTCGGGAAAATACTTCTCGATAACATAGTCAATCGCTTCTTGGTTTTCGATAATGTCACGATAGAGAAGTGTGTTCCCGGTCATTATGAAGTACCGTGCCGCCTTGTAAATCTCCACTCCGGCGAGATTGTTCTTGCCTTTGAATGGGAGAGTACCACGGAGCAAAATGTGAAACCCTCTGCCGCTCCGGGATTTCTCCGTATAGCTCTTGCATTTCCCGACAATATCAGCACCGAGATAGCTCATAAGTCCGTCTTGGTCGTAACCCTCGTCAATGTCGATACCGACATATCCGTTATCCGCAAAGACAAACCCTGTGTACTCATAGTGCCTGTCTTTTACGGATTGTAGGGCAGTCTCAAAATCAGACCATGTTTCCGGGTTTGTCGAGGAAGCGGCTTCGTTCGTCCATGCCCTCATAGGAACTTTACTGTTTTCAGTAACACAGACCCATTGCCCTAACTTCCTCAATTCCCCCGGGATATTGTCGTAATTTACGCCCATCAGAGTAACCCTCTGCACTTGGCAACACGCCGCTCCAATTCCCCGACCTGTTTCCAAATGCTGTCCTGTTTAATGCCTTTTGACTTCGCCATCTGATAGACATTATCTGCGATGGTGTCACCCTCCTTGTAAATAACGAGAAGCATTTCCCTGTCGGGAGTGGAGAACTCACGCAGAGCCACCTCACAGGCTTCCCAGTTTTTCTTATCCGCTTCGCTGTGGAAGGTCGGTTTTTGGTGTCTTGCATAAAACCGCAGACAATGATTTACATATTCAGAGTAAAACGCCCGGCTCATTCCTCCACCTTCTTCCCAGCCGCCTTGCTTTTGGCTTTGATTTCTTCTCCCTCGAAATACCAGCCGCTATCAGTAGCGATAGGGAAGTCTGCTTTATCTGATTCAATCAGATTGCTGGTGTCGATAATGTGCTGTGCCGCCGAGGTGGAGAGGTTGTTCTTCACCAAATCATTACCTGTGCGGAGCATACAATTTACCCGACCATTCGTGCTTTTCAGTTTGTACATACATTAGTCCTCCGTTTTCTGAAATTTGATACCCACCATGTCATAAACATACTGGGAATATTCTTCCAGCGTCATTTCGCCGTCTGCGAACCGCTGATATTCTTCCGTGAGTGCGTCTGCCAGCTTCGGGAGACGGCTTTTCATTCCCCACCCGAACTGTTCGTGCATGACCTTAATCGGGAGGGCGAGGAGCAGAATCATAGCTGTTTCAATCGCCTTGTCTGCCGCTTCCTGTTTCACCCTCGCAATATCACTCTGCTTCATGTTATAGACAGGCTCTCTACTTACCGGGAGACCCTGTTTTCTCCGCTGTTGACGGTTCACTTAACCCCACCTCCAAAAGTTCCCCATAGGGGAGAGTGAGAATCCACTCGCAGAACTGCCGCCACTCGTCCAGCTTGTGTCCTCTGCGGTATTCCAGTATGTTCAAAAGGTTTTCATAGGTCATTGTGACCGTCCGCTTCTGATTGTAGCTTTCCGGGAGGAGCTGGATTATGGCATACCATATTTTCTTTTTGGCAACCGGGTCTGTTTCTGCTAAATAGGAATCTCGCATTTCGTTCAATGTATCTATCAGAGGTTTTGCCACTTCCTCAAATATGTTTGTCATAGCGGCATACTTATACTTGTCGTTTACAATACTCCCAATACAACTATGAGATACCGAGTATTCTTTTGCTAAAGAGCGTTGCGAATATTTTCCGCTATCCCATTTAGCCTTGATTTTTGCTCGTTCCTCGGCATTGAATTTTCCTGTATAGGTTTTGGTAGGTTTTGGCTGTAAATGATTTTCAACAGCGTGTATCATATTCTCGGAGCGAGTGACCCACTCGAGATTAGAAACAAAATTGTTTTGTTTATTTCCGTCAATATGATTTACCTCTGGTTTTTCTTCCGGGTTCGGTATGAATGAGAGTGCTACGAGCCTGTGAATAGGTGTTTGCGCCCCTTTTATGTTTGCGAAAATGTAACCGTCTTTGTGAATGCTCCCCGACAAAATAACATTCCGGGAAATATTTTTCACACGCCCTTGATTACTCACGCTATAACCGTTCCCGAGGTCTACCCATTTTTCAGTCTTTTCGTCCGGCTGTGGAACAAAATATGTGATTTCCTTTTTGTACCCGGGCAACTGGTCGAAGCTGAAATCTGATAATTCAAAGGGCTTTGACATCAGCTTGTGCATGGTGGAGCAACTGTTCGCTGTCGTTCCGACCTTGTATGTATCCAGCTCTTTGAACCAATACAGAGGTGCGGTAATGTCAACCGATACAAATATCTGCCGAAGGAATTTCCTGTGCGGCTGTCCTCCCCGGATAAGACGCTCCATGAGGTCTCTGTCGTTCTCCCCGATATTTATGTCGGGAACATACTCGGAATCTGACCGCTCCCAGCTATTCATAGGATTTCTCATACCTCGTATAGCGTGTTCAAAGCCCCATACAGCCGTTTTCTCGATTTGAAGCATAACTTATACCCCCTTTACATGAGAAGCTATCATATCGGCTGTGTGCGTCCACAGGACGGTAGCATATTCGTTTACAGCCCGGGTATAATCTTTCCACTCCTCTTTATCCGTAAAAGCTCCCATGTGGTATCTGATACAGAGAATTTCTTCCTCGGTAAGAGAATAGAATTTCGACAGAAGCATGACCGATTTATCACCGTGTCCTTTAAGAAGGGTGTTGGTGTTGTATTCATACGCCCCTGTCTCGCAGTTATAGAGATAGCTGTCAATCTTACAGAGGTCGTGGAACATACCCACGATGTACGGAGAGCGTCTGTCATTCCATTTCAAGAAGTTTACCTCTGTCAGCTCCACCAGTGTTTTTGCCACCTCGTAGCTGTGGTCGAACAATCCACCCTCATAGCTTCCGTGATACTTGGTACTCGCCGGGGCTGTGAAGAATCCACGCTTGATAAGCTCGTTGCGGCACTCACGCTTTACAAAATCCCCCATAAAATCATCAAATAATTTAATTCTATCGTCTGTTGTCATACATCACCCTCCTGTCTGTGGAGCGAATGTTCCACATCAAATACACCGTCCGGGTATCTCTTGCGGAGCTTTTCGATGTTCATTTTGAAAATATCTTCAAGTGTGTACCCGATAGCATGGGCGGCAAGTGCGATATACCACGACACATCGCCCAGCTCTTTTGCCATGTGTTCCTTATCCAGCTCGTGACCTTGAAAGCGGTATTTCTTCACCATATCGGCACATTCCCCGGCTTCTCCTGTGAGACCGAGAACGCCATTGAGGAGCATATCGTCCTCGCTGTCGTGATTCATTCCGCTTGCGGTTTTAAGAGCTTCGGTTTGGTACTCATTTATCAACATTCGATTGTTCCTCCAATTCCACATATTTGTTCATATACCAAATAGCCTTTTTCATATCCTCGAGACCATTCTTGCGTTTTGCCCGGTACAGGTACTTGAAAGCGTTGCACTCGCAGAAGTTCTTTACAGCTTCTACGCCCTGTGTCTCAATCATCACATCTATACACTCAAAATTACCTGTACTGTAATGCGGCGGTTTATTTACCATATCCACTTCGTTCATTTCACACCTCCAAATGAGGGAGAGGAGAGACCCCTCTCCCTGTGATTTTTAACCCAGCAGAGAATCGAGGTCTAAGCCCTTTGTCGTGCTTGCCGCCGGGGTACTTGTTTTCGGTGCGGCAGAAGCGGTCGGCTTTCCGCTGTTGGTGCGGCTCATGGTGAGTGCCGCCTGTGTTGCTTCCTCGTCAAAACCATCTGCCGGAGACTTGTCACCGAGGTTAGCAAAGGTAACGGTCTTGTTCGGGTCTTTGTTGCTTGGAACTTTCGTGTGTACGACCTCTGCTCTGATATAGTGGTCGATAAGCTCCTCGGGGTCTACATCTTCGAGAGAGTAATCGTTCATTGCTGTTTTTGCGAAGTAGGAGAATGCATTGAGAGCCTTTTCGTTGTACTCGTCATTGTTATCCTTGATAGAAAATCTCTCGGTCTGTGTCTGACCCTTTGCGTTTACCAGCTTGACGATAATCTTTCCGAACTCCTCGTCATAGGTTGCGTCATAAATGCGGAAAACATATTCCCCCTCCGGGATAATCGTGAATCCGCTTGTCATAGGTATTCTTGCCATTGTTAAATCCTCCCTTAAAAATTGTCGAAATGCTTCTTAATATGCTTGCTGGTCTTATTCACACCAGTAATGGCGAGAATGAGTGTAACCACATAGAGTGCGACTGCGATGATTTCCGGGAGAAATACCAGCCACCACGAACATGTGATAACCCCGAAGACCTTCAACAGTACAAAAATGATTGTCAGAATTTCAGTAAATCCCATAATTGCCCTCCTTATTTAACCGTCATGCGGTAGGTTTCGGTTTTCTTGCTATACTTATCGAGAAGTCCGTCTGCTTTCAGAGCGTCCTTGTCAATACCTGTGGTCTCGGAGCGAGATACTGTCCATGTGTAGGTAGCACCCTTGACCTCGACCTTCTTATCACCTTCACGGAACTGTGACATAGCGTGTTCTTTGATAATGTCATTGATGGTCTTGAGACGCTTCTCCTTGTCAGCGGTGGAAGCGGCTACCTCGTCCAGCCCCTTTTTAAGACCCTCGGCTTCCTTAATCAGCTCGTTAATGTCGGTCTCGGGAGCGAGAGTGTTTGTGCGGAGAGCTTTGAGGATTTCTGCGTCCTTCTTCTCGTCATATTCCGGGGAAATACCAGTATCTACATAGTCAGCCCACCATTTCTCCACCTGTGCCACCTTGTCTGCGAAATCCGGGTAACGCTCGGACACTTTGAACTCAACCGTAATGGTGTTCTTGATGTTCGGCACATACTTTGTCGGGTCTGCATAGTCCTTCTCCTCGAGGAACGAAGCGACCATAATCACATCGTCCACGCCCAACAGGTAAGCGTAGAGAGCCGCCTGTAATGCGTAATACTCGGGAGCGTCATTCTGCCA